GCCTTGGGGGCGTTGGATTGCTTTGGCTCTTTGGGCTTGCTTAGATCGAACTCGATCCGCGCAATCCTTCGGGCCACTTGGGTGGCTGTCAGCCCTGCCAGGTCCGCCGCTGCGTCTGGGTTGTTGCCCAGGTAATGCAGCACTGCGGCCGGGTCGTCGGCGTCCAAAATCGCTTCACCGATGGCAGTAGGCAGGCCCACACGCGCACCGGGCGACACCGGGGTAAAGAGAGGCCCTGCCTCTTCCATCACCACGGAAACCGCCTTGTCAAAGCCCTCGAAACGCTTCGCGCCTTCACGGATGACGGCGTTGCTTTTTTCGGTGACCTTCTCAAGCGTCACGATCTGCCGGGCCAGGGCTACAGGGTCCGCCTGCTGCCGCTGTTCCGGTTCGCTTCCAGACTCGTACTGAGCCAGGCGCTGACGTAGCTGCTCCGCTTCCTGAGCCGCCTGCTGTGCGCGGGCTTGCTCCTGATAACGGGCCGCTGTAACTCGTTCGATGCGCCGTTCCATGCGCTTGACCGTCTTGTCCCGGGGGTCTTCCTCGGGCTCTTTCGACTGGTCCTGCGGTTCGGTCGCTTCGGCTTCCGGGGTGGCGACTTCCGGGGTTTCTGCCAGTTCAGAAGCTGGGTTTTGCGTCTCTGCTTCAGGTGAGACGATGGGCTCTGTAGACATTTCGCTTTCGCGTTGCATGGCGTCAGTCCGCGCCAAGTCGGATTGACAAGAAAAACGGCCCCCAAGGTTTCCCGAGGGGGCCATAAGACTTGCCGAGGAGAAATCAGCTAGACGCCAGCACCGCCGCTACAAAGGCGATATCGAAGTCCATCATTTCCTGTTGCGCGATCCGCTCCGCTTCAATTGCCTGCATCAGCAGCAACTCAGCGGCGGCTCGCTCCTGTTCCGCCCGCGCAGCCTCGAGGGCCTTGCGTGCGGCTTCCTGTTCGTTCTTCGCCTGAATGATCGCGGCCAGTGCGCCGTCGATATAGGCTTGATCTGCCTTTGTAAGCTGCGGAACAACCACAGCCACGGGCTCTGCAATCTCAACAGACCGCGCGACCCTTGGCGCTTCAGGCTTTAGCTTCTCGCGCAGCCGGGCTAGTTCGTCCTGCCAGGCTTCGCGCTTCTTTCTGCGGGGCCGCAAGTCCCACAGTGGCCAGCCGCCTGCGTTCTGCGGCTGTTCTACTGGCGGGGGCGCTACATCCGCGCCGACCAGCGCCAGCAGCAGCGACATGGTTTACTCGTAGTAGGCGTCGAACTTGACGACAGCCCAAATCACCTGGCTTGCCGTTGCCGTGCCGACAATGAACTTGGCAACAGATGCCACCCATTGCCCCGGGTGAACCACGATTGGGCTATCGAACGTCTCCCGGATCGCTTCAGCAGGGGCGCCAATGGCTGCGCCGACAACCCACGAGTGCAGGCCCAGCGGAATGCGGCGCCACGCCTTCGCAGTCGCGGTCACGAATGAGCCGGTTTCGGCTTGCGCAAGGCTTGGAATCGTGGCGCCAGTTGCACCGAAGGCCAGCGACCATTGCAGGACCGAAGCGGTGGTTGCAACAGCCGCGCCGATGTTCACCGCGTCGATGCGAACCCCGGTGATGACAAGGTTTCGGCCGGTCAGGTTGATGGTAGGCGTGGGGCACTGGAAAGCGGTCACCAGTCCGTCGATGCCGGGAACCGCCGCCACGATGCCAGCCTGCCCGCCAAGGCCCGTAGCAATCGCCACAGTCTGCGACAGCGCTCCGCCCGTTACCGTGGTGGCCGCCGTGGCGTTGGGCAGCAGGGCCGTGGTGCCCATCGTGCCGCCGTTCTGGCCTTGGTAGGCCATCAGGCCCATGATGCAGCGTTGATGCGCCCAAGGCCTGTTGGCGGCAATGTCCATCAAGCCAACGCCGACGCGGGCCACCCGCATGGTGTTGGTGTTGCTCACCGCCCCGGTGTTGTACTTCTGCATGAACACCGGAGCAGATGCGGCAAGCCACGGCACGCCGTTGGCGGCCGGGATGTCCATGTGCCCGAGGTGCTTGTCGTCCCACCAGAACTCGACTTCGCGCTCACCGACAACCATCAGGAACTTGTAAATCTGCCCCGCCGTCAGCGACGCCAGCGGCAGGGGCACATCAAAAAGAGTCGATGTCTCGGAGCCGTTGTAAGCCAGCACGCCCTCAACGCCTGCGGAGGTGATGCGGAACCACGCGCCATCGGTCGGCCGGGTAACGGCGGCAGACGGCAGGCCAAGGCCCATCAGGAAGATTTCACCCGAGGTCAGCGCAGCGGTGAACTGGCCTGCGAAGAACTCAACAGCCAGCGGCGCGGTGTTGGCAAGCGAGAAGTATTGATGCGAGCGCATGAACGCGCCGTGGGCCGAGGTCGTGCCCTGCACAGTGCCGAAGTTCACTGTTCCCGCGCCCGGCTGCGATGCCGTCATCGTGGCAAACGTGTAGCTCCATTGCGCCGTGTTCTGGCTCGTCGCGTTGAAGTTGTCGCAGAACAACTCCGAGTCAATGCCGATGCGCTGCCGGTAGTCGGGCGACACCTCGGAACTTTTGCGGTACGGCACGCCGGTATGAGTGCCGTCGTCGTTCTCGTTGTAGACGACAACAACGCCAGCTTTGGCCGGGTCGTCGTTTGTGCGGACCAGCAGTTGCCGGTCTGCATCGACGTTTGCACCAGTCCCGGAGACTGCGCCGACAATGTTGCTATCGAGTGCCATCAGTTAGCCCAAACGTAGTGAATCTTGAAGGCGCCGGTCAGCTTGTGCTCGCTGCGCCCGTAGATCGTGAATTCATCGGTGCTCGCGCCTACGGTCAACGCGCAGAGCATGGCGAAATAGCGGTGATCCGCTGCGGTGTGGTCGGTCGTGGTGTCAGTTGCCATAACCCACGATTCGACATGAGTTGTCGGCGTGACACCTACAGCGGTCACGGTTACCTGCGCCTCATTGCTGCCGGGGTGCGCGCCGAAGTCAATCTCAGCGGTGCCGGTGCCGGTCACTGCTGCACCTCGTCGGCCTCGTCCTGAATCACGCCCTCATAGACCTGCCCGCTCGGGGCCTGAATCGCCATGCGCTTACGCTTGGGGGCGCCCTGCGCGGCAATGGCCTCTGCCAGCATCTGCATGGTCTGTTGCATCGGGTCCGGCTTGACCTCTTCTTCGGCCAAGTCGCCCTCTACTTCGGTGCTCAGGGACAACGGAACTTCCATCTTCTTAGCCATCAACTGAATGGCCCCCGCAAGCTCGCTCATGTCGCGCTTTACATCGGCATTGATGGCCGCGATGCGCTCGGCCGACTCGATTTGAGCCTGTGCAAGCTGTTGCTTGGACTGCTCGACCATCGCAGTCTGTTGCAGCTTGGCCTGGACTTCCAATTGCTTGGCCGCCATGCCGCTTTGGGCTTCTTGCAACTGCTGCTGCAGGGCTTGAATTTCCTGCTGCGCCTGTTGCATGATCGCCATAACCTGCGGCGGCACTGCGGGCTGCTCTTCCTCTTCGGCCGCTTGAACCTGCGGGGGAAGCATGGCCTTCAGGCGCCGGGCGATCTTCTCGGCCTCGGGGAAGTTGCGCATCTTCACCCATACGTCACCAAGGATCGCCATCAATTGCGGGTTGCCGTTGACCATCTCGCCCAACTCAGCAGCGGCCTCAACCTGGCGCGTCTGGAAAGCAGGGCCTACCGTGGTGCGAACGTCATACCTGCCCACGGTCGGATTGATCGTCACCGTCTTCTTGCCGGTTACGTCTCGCTGCTCCATGTAGGCAACAGGCGCCTCCGGGTCCACGGTCACAAACTTTGGGTCATCGTCCTCGCCAATGATGCGCAACACCTGTTGCTGGTCATAGATGACGGGCCAAACCTGAGTAAGCACGCGCCCGCAATGGCTGATCGACAGGGCCAGGTTGTCTACGTAGTGGAACGAGCCAACGTCTGCCTTGTCCTGCAAGGCCATGACAGCCCGGCCGCTTTGGCTGTTCGGGTTGTTGCCGACCGTCGCTTGATACATTCCCAGCGCAGCCTGAATGTCGTTCTTGCTGCGCTCGCTAAGTTGCGTCCAGCCCGTTGCAATGCCCGCCGGGGTGACGCGCTCAGGGCGGAACGGAATCGGTTCGCCGTTTTCGTCCAGCGTGTTGAACGGCAGGAAGGCAATGTTGCCTTTGTTCGCCTGCCCCCACTGGTCTTCATAGCCCGCGAAGGCTTCGGCGGGGCCGGTCCACGGAGCCTTCGGGCCGACAGCAACGGCCTCAAACTCGCTGTTGCGCTCGAAGTTGTACGTGATCTGCGCGTCACGAGCCAAGCGGATGCAACCAGACAAGCGGCGCTTGCCTTCGTCCCATTCCTCGTTGCCCAGCACAGGGAAAATGGGCACGAACTCAGCCGGAAACTCGGTGCGCTCTTCGTTGCCGTCCTTGTCAACAAGGATTTCCTCGCCGGACATTTTGAAGTGCTCGCACACCGTCTTGCCGTCACGCTCAATCAGGCGGTAATACTCAACGATTCGAACGTGATCCTTGGTAAACCAGCCCTTGGCGTCGGCTTCGTCGGTCTTGGCCTTCGGGTACAGCTTTTCAAACCGGCTGCGGTGCATCGTCTCTTCGACAAAGCCCCAGCCCATGTCTGAGCCGTCCGGCTCCGTGAAGTCAGGATCGGGCCACACGCTGCTGAAATCCACAACGCGCTTGATCTTGGCGCATTGCTGGCCCTGAACCTTGGCACCCTTCACAGGCTCAAGCACCAACCTAAAATAGCCGATGCCCCCGCGTGTAGCTTGATCCAGCCCGGTGATATAGGCCACTTCGGCTCGGCTGTCGTACTCAGTCTGCCGAGCCAAACCCTTGAGCACTTCGGCCATCTTCGGGTCGCTGTCGTCATCGACAGGGAGGAAGTTCATCGCCGGTTTGTTGCGGCGGGCCGTGTTGATTACCTGCCGGACAAACTGCTGTGTCTGGTCAAACACCAAACACGGCCGGGCTCCACCCTTCGCGTGCTTGCGGTCGCGCTTCACATCTTCGGGCCACTGCTGCGGGTCCGTGGGATCGCTAAAGCGCATGTCCTCGCGGGCGGCGTCATAGATCGGCGTCCACATCTCGACCGCATAGTCGAAACGCTTCCGCGCCTCCTCTATAAGCGCGTCTCGTTGGAATGCCTTTTTTCGTGCCATTACATGCTCAAGTAGGACTCGCTCGACGCCTTGGGCATCGACAGTGCGGGCCTTTTCACAGATCGCCGGGCGCCTTCGCAGGCATACCGCAACGCGTCTATAACGTGGTTGTCTTTGTCCGCCAGCTTGGGCAACACTTGCCCAGTTAGCGGATCGGTTTCGTAGCTGTAGAGCGTCAGTTCGTCTATCAGGTGCTTGCAGCGCGGATGTACCACGATGTCGAAGCTCTTCAGGAACTCGACGCCCTCTTCCAAGCTCTTGGCGCCTTTCAGCGCGGCCAGCATCTTGGGGAAGCCGTGGCGCTGCATGTAGCTGATCGTTTCCGGCCTGGCGCTGTCTGCCGTGGTCGGCCACCGCTCGGCATCTGGCACCGTGCGGAACAGGTCGGGCAGAAAGTCGATGTCGCAGCCAATGCGATACGCCTCATGCGGGACATACAGCGTCCGGCCCACAATGGCGCACTGCACCAAAACTGACGGGTCTACGCTGAAGCCCCAGTCGGCGCCCTGCCTCAGAACCCACTCAGGCAGCACGCTGAATTCTTCGATGCGCCAGTTCTTGAAGACCCGCGCTTCGCTGTTCCTGCGGTACTCGCCCAGCCAAACGTGGGCGAACTTGTCAGGATCGCGCTTCTGGTCGTATTCCAGTTCCTCGCGCAGAACCTGCGGCAACCACGGGTTGTCTCTGTAGTTGGCCTGAATGACGATGGCGTCAGGAGGCGGCTTTGGCCCCCTTAGCAGCGCATCAACCGGGTCTGTCTCAAGGTCGGGATTCCACGCGAACCACAACTGCGATCCCTGCTTGCGGATCGTCGGCCTGAGAATGTCCAGGCTTCGCTGGCTCAGGCCGTGAGCCTCTTCCGTGTAGGCAACGTCGAAGTCCTCTAGCGACTTGATCGAGTCGGCCGTGTGATTCTGTAAGCCCTCAAAGATCGTCACGCCGCCGTTCTTCGACAGGATGCGCCGGTCCTGAACCTCGAAGTACGCGCCAGCGTTGTGCGCCTCGATCTTCTGCTCAAACAGCTTCTTGACCGAAAACTCAAGCGAGCGCTGCACCTCGCGCAGACAAACGCAATCGAACTTCTCCGCGATGCTGCGGCGCAGCCATTTGCCGCCAAAGTAGTGCGACTTTGAAGAGCCGCGCCCGCCGTGTGCGCCTAAATAGCGGGCCTGCTTCTCAAGCGGCAGGAACGCCCGCGCAATCTCAACCCGCAGGATCGACGACAACGCACTCAATCCGCTCGAACTTGACGGCGCCGCTATGCTCAACGTCCGTCTTGTCCCGCCAGTCGCTGGGCTTTCTGTTCTTCAGCCAGAAGATTGCGGCGGTCGTGTCGGGCGGGTAGAACTTGCGGATCGGCGTTTGCACAATCTCGCCGTTGACCACCCGAATATCAACTTCGTCGCGCTCATAGCCGACAGCGCGCTCAAACAGGCTGCGCTCGACTCTTTCGTCAGCTGGCGCCTTGCCAGCCTTTAGGGCCTGACAGAACTCCGGGAAGTTGTTCTTCCACCTGTAGAGCGTGCGTGCGCTTACGCCAAAGAAGTCGGCAAGCTCTTGGTCTGTCGCCCCTTGCTCACACTGCTCTCGCGCCTGGTCTATGTACTCAGGCTTAAAGTCGGTCGGGCGACCCATGATGTTTGCGCCTTCTGGCTTACATGGGGAAGCGCCCCAAGTCGCAGCGCGCAATGCAAAAAGCCACCTCATCGGGTGGCTTCGCTTGCGCTCGGGGTCGGCCCGGCCTCCTGATGGTGTGGCCTGCCTAGTGGGTATGCCCTCGCGCGGTTGGCGCGATTATAGCCATGCTTCTGGGCTCGTCAAGTGTCACAACGGGTCAGGAATGCTATCCGGCCATTCATCAATCTCTGGCGTGTTCTCCCGAATCATCGCCTTTACAGCTTCAAACGCCGCCACAACTGCGGCTGGGTCAGTGATAGGCGCGTGTCGGTAAGCCTGCATGGCCTCGTAAAACTCTTGATCGTCCAGCCAGTCCATCAAACCCCCCGGTTCATCAGCATGTTGCGCCCGTCCTCAACATACCCCGCCAACTCCATCGGCGTGCAAGCGATCACCCTGCATGCCTTGATCGGCGTCGATGGCGCCACGTAGAACCACTGAAGCGCCATCCGGTGCTGTGTAGGCAGCGCAGTTACCCCGCGCTCTACCTTGTGGCCGTCTAGCGTGTCTATGGCGTCCCGCGATTCCGGCAGGGCCTGGCCGTCTTCCCGGCTGCGGTACAGCCTAAACATCGCTGACACGTTGACCCGTGGGCTACCGTGGCACCAGCGCGCCCAATTCAGCAGCCGCTCGTGCATCCGGTCCTGATGCGGCGGGACTGCGTGGAAGTCGATTGGTTCGCGCTTCACGGCCACCCCAACAGCTTCTCGCGGATTTGACACGCGGCTTCCTGAATGTCCAAATCGACCCCCTCTTTGATCCACACGCGCCACGGCTCACGGCTGCGCCTGTAGGCCAGCATCGGCTGGCTTCCACTGCGCGCCGCTTGTTCGCAGGCTTGACGCCACCACGCGGGCCGCGACAGCCGCTCCTGCCGCTTGATTTCGATGGCCCATCCTTTGACGCACAGGCAATCGGCCCCGCCTTCACGGGTCTGCTGCAAGTTTCGCGTGAGCAGTTCGCCCAACTCTTCGCCCAGCTTGTGCAGAAACTCGCGCTCGGCGGCTGCGCCTTTGCGGCGCTGCATGGCGCTCACTGCACCCACTCCCAAAGCATTGGCTTCGACCCCCTAGCTCCCGCGTCCTTCACGCCACGCGGGCGGACATGGCCCGCAGCCTGCATCGAGCGAAGGAAACGCCGCACGCCGTCTGGATGGTACTCAGACGCAGCGGCCATGTCGTCAACCGCATGCGGACCCTTGCGAAGCAGAGTGACCAACTGCGCCAGCTTGTCGTGCGTGGTCATGCTGCAAGCTGCCAAACGCTTGCCGGGCCTGCCGGGCGCAGCGGCGGGACTTCTGAAGCCTTGACCAGCGCCCGCACAATGGGCCGGTTTGCCCAGTCATACGCGGCCACCGCCTCAGCGTCCTTTTGCCGCTGCCATCCGTTGCGCTTGGCTGTTGATCGGCTCGCAAGCGCCCGGCGCTCTGCAAAGGCATCGTAAATGCCCGGGGCGCCCCAGCGGCAGGACTGCCCGCCATTGTGCGTGCGCTCGATGATCCCGGCCGCGTACATCTCCATGAGGTACTTTCGGATAGTGCTCTCGCTGAAGTGCAGCCGGGCCACCATGTCAGCCATCTGCACGCCCTGTAAGCCGCTGGCAAGCACGACCTCGCGCACCATCGTGCGGTGTAGCTGGCTCTGCTCTTCAGCGCGGCGGCGGTTGCTTTCTGCGACTGCGGAATGGCAGTAGGTGTCTTGTCTCTTCATGCCGTCACCTTCTTCATCAACCGCTCTGCCGCGATCCTGGCCGCGTGCTCGCGCTCTGCTCTCAGATACTCCGCTGTCTGGTCTGCTGCGGATTTCTGCGCCTTCGGGGCTTGCTCGATTTCCTCGAGCTTGGGGACGTAAACATCAGCCCAGCAATGGTTCGTGGACTGATCAAGCGCCGCGTTTGCATCGTGGCCCGCGTCCTTGATGCGTTGCAGCTTGGCAAGGATGCCCTTTGCTGCGCGCATGGTCAGCGGCTTTTTGATGGTCTTGCGCATGTCCACGAATCCGGACCATGCTTCAGCGTCTATGTAAGCTGGCAGTGCAATCAACCTGTTTTCTCCATAGTTCTAGCAAGGGTGATCCCCGGGGATCGGCCCTCGCCCAAGGATGCTTTGAAGGTGCCCCACCGTACTGACTCGGAATGCTGACCGTTCCGGAAACGCGCATTCAACCTCGTACTGCCGTGGGCCACCATCAAAACACCCCCCAGCGCACCAAGAGGCAGAGATTCAATCGGCTGGGCGTTGCTCTCACCACGCGGCCCCAGCTTGCGGCAGTCCCTCTCTGACAGGCTGCCCCGGTCAAGCAGGGTGATCCGCTCGCCGGTTGTGTTTCTCGGGTTCAGCCCATACAGGCCATCAGCTAACGCGCCCTGACGGTTGAGGGCACGAAAAAAAGGCCGTTGTGGACTTCCTCCCATGCTCCCCGTGCCAGCGGTTTGCCCGGTTACCCGGTGAGAGGAAAGCCACAACGGCCTCATCTTGTGTGTACCGCTGGCACGGTCAACATCGACACTATGAGGCATGGCGAACATACAGTCAAGCGGTTTCGTGCTTGCGAGCAGCGTTGCAAGCCGCACACCTCAGCCAGCCAATGCCGCGCTTGTATTGGGCGCCTGTGGTGGTGCCTTTATGGCCGCAAAGTGTGAACCTCATGCGGTAATCGCCATGCCCGGCGCCTGCGGGCTTTTGCTTGGCGGTTAGGTCCGCAGCGGGGCTGAAGGTGCTCATTTGCTGTCCTTTGCGCCAGGCGCTGGCGTGTACCGCCGATTTGGGCAGAACCACTCGCCACCGCTTAGGCGCTTGGCCTCGGGCTCAAGCGGGTCGGGCTTGCCGAGGCGGTCACAGGCGATGCAGATGCCGACAAGTGCGTTGTTGAGGCGGACTAGGCCGGGGCAGCCTTTGGTGGGCGCCGTCATTTGGCGGCCCTCGATGCGCGCCGCAACCCGGCAGCAATCCGCTCTGCCGTTTCCAGCTTGGGAGAACTGCCGCCGTTCTTGATGCGCCGCAGCGTGCGTACATCTAGGCCAACCATCGCGGCCAGCGCCGTAAGGTTCGCCGCCTGCAACTTGGCGCGTAGTTTGTCTAGGTTCATGGGCAGATGATAGGGCATCGCCGCCCTACTGCGCAACTGCAAACATGCAGATTGAAACTGCACGATTGCAGATAAACACCGCTTGCAGCTAGGGCGCCAATGCCCTACAGTCTAGCCATCGCATCGCCAAACGGAGCTAGACAGATGAACGCCACCGACCTGATCGCCGCCAACATCAAGGCGCACACCGTGGACGGCTACACCGCAGCCCACGAGGTCGCCAAAGCCCACGAGCGCACCATTGCCCTGCTGTGCCGCGAACTGGCAGCCCTGCGCGGCACCGGCTACGAGCACACGCACCAACTGATTGCCGACGCCATCACCGCCGCTGCCGCGCTGGCCGAGACGCACGCCGGGGCCAATGAAGTGGCCGACGCGCTGACCGATGCGCTGCTGGTGTTCGAGGACGAGGTGCGCGAGCGCGAGAGCGAGAGCCAGCCGGAAGAGCATCGCAACGGGCTGTTGTCGTTTGGCGTGGCTGCGCACAACCGGGCGGTGGCATGAGCGCGCTTTTGCTTGTGGCGCTGCCGGTGCTGTTCTGGTTTCGGTGGTGGCCGCTGTGAGCCCCCTGCGCCGCCGCATCTTCAAAACGCGGCACCCGCACCGCATCGGCGATTGGCTGCACGCCATCGTCTGCATCGCTGGGTGCATTTTCATTAGCTGGCTTGCTGCACAAGGATTCTGACCGTGAACCTACCCGACATCGAAGCCGTTTCCGCCGCTGTTCACGATGCGTGGATGGCATCCAAGCGCGCACAAGGCGTGCAATCCCGCAAGGCCGAAGACGGCGAAGAACTGATGGCGCCCTATGCCGCGCTGTCTGAGCGCGCCAAGGAGTTGGATCGCGGCACCGTGCGCGCCGTGTATGCGGCCATTCAGGCTGCGACCAAAGGGGTGCAAGCATGAACCACATCAAAAGCCGCTGGGCCGCTACCCAGCTTGCAGAAGACAACGTGGGCAGCTACGTGTGGTTGCCCAAGGGCGCCGACCAGCAGGGCCGCTATTCGTCCGCGATGCCTCAACCCGAGGCCGCACACGCCGCCAGCGAACTGGACGACGAAGACCCGCGCCCGATCCCCGGCGCTGGCCCCGTGGTGTGGCTTGTGCTGGCGTCTGTGGTGGCTGCGGCTTTGGTGGCGGTGTTGGCATGACCCCGCTGGAATCCCTCGCCCTCGGCACGTTCCACGACTGGCTGGACCTGCCGCCGTGGCCGACAGCCGAGAGCATCCGCGCACAGCAAGAGGCGGACGAGTATCAAGCGGAAGCCATCGCAACCGCGCAGAGCGAAGCGGCGCACGAAGCCGCGCTGAAGGAGTACGAGTGAGCCTGCTATCCATCAACGTCAACGACAAGACCGAAAAGAAGGGCGGGCTCACCTACCTTTCGTGGGCCTGGGCCTGGGCTGAAGCCCTGAAGGCCGACCCTGCGGCAACGTGGGTTGTCCACACTTACGGCCCGCAAGGCGCAGAGCAGCCGTGCATGTGGATCGGTGAGACGGCAATGGTTCACACCTCCGTGACTATCAACGGCACGCGCCGTGAGTGCATGCTTCCCGTGATGGATCACAAGAACAACGCCGTGAAGCTGCCCGACGCCCGCAAGATCAGCGATGCAATCATGCGCTGCATGACGAAAGCGATCAGCATGCACGGGCTCGGCCTGTATATCTATGCTGGCGAGGACTTGCCGCAAGAAGCGCCCCCCGAGCCGCCGCACGACCCGCGTCAAGACGAGTTGCAGAACCTCGCGCTGTACCTGATCGACTGCGAGAAGACCGGCAAGCAGATGGAGGCTATCAAGGTTTGGTACGCCGCCGATACGTGGAGCGCCGACGAGCCCACGGCAAACGAAGAGCGCATGGCAGTTTGGAGCATGCTGAAGCATGAGAGCAAGCTGCGAAGCGCCATCAAGGCGAACAAGCCAGAGCCGGTGGCCGCGTGAAGTTCCCGAAGTCGCCGCGCTACAAGAACGAGTCTTACAGGCGATATGTCGCCGGGCATGACTGTTTTGGTTGCGGTATTTCTGGCTATTCGCAAGCAGCACACCGCAACGGCGGCGGCATGGGCACCAAGCACAGCGACCTAGAAATTTTCCCGCTGTGCGCCACACGCCCGGGGCACATGGGTTGCCACATGCAGCACGATCTTTGCATGGGCATGACAAGGGCCACGCGACGCGATCTAGAAGCGCGCTACGTGGAGAAGATGCAGGACATGGCCCGTGCTGATGGCAGGCCGGAATTCAAGGATGCAGCGTGACCCACACCGCCGACCTTCGCACTTGGCAGCAAGCCGCGCCCATCCTTGAGCGCGCAGCCGACTGGATCAAGCGCCGCGTCGAAGCTGGCAAGCCGGTGCGGCTGACGCTGGCAGAGCAGCGCCGCACGCTTCCGCAGAATTCGCACATTCACCCGTGCGTCACCAGCATTGCCAAGGCGCTGGGCAGGCCGACAGATAAGGAATCGCTGCGGCGGCTGCGTTATCTGCTTTTGGAGCAATGGCGATTCGAGACGGGCAGAGCGCCGCTGTTTGAGCGCAGTTTTGACGGGCTGCGGTGGGTTGCGGTGGATAGCGGCACGAGCGATTTGGACAAGCCGGATTGCAGTGAGTTTTTGGATTGGCTGATTGCGCAAGAGGTGAGTTGCGCGCCCTAACGTTGGAGCTAAGCGGGCGCCCGACCTGAAGTGACCGAAGCGCGGAGGCCGTTGGCGCTCCGCTTGAGCAACCTGTTCGGCCTGGTGCCGAAGCGAGAGGACAGACGATGACCACGAACACCGAAAAGGTAACCGCCGAAGTACTGGCCGAGCTGGAGCGCGCCACGCGCAAGTTCCCGACCTGGCCGACCGACCCGCTGCACGCGCTGGCGGTGCTGGGCGAGGAGTTCGGCGAGCTGACGAAGGCAATGCTGCAGTTCACCTACGAGCCCCACAAGAAGGTGACGCGCATGGACATCCGCAGCGAGGCCATCCAGACCGCCGCGATGGCGCTGCGGCTGGCGATGAGCCTGCCTGTGTATGACTACGCGCCCGGGCCGCAGCACAGCCAAGCGCGCGACGAACTGCCCGAAGACTACGAAGTGAATTGAGGCCGAACGTGCCCATGAGCCGGACCCAACAGCACGCGACCAAGCATGACTGACTTCACTGCTACCGAGACGCCACCGCTGGCCCCTGCTGTTGGGGCTCGGTTCGATGGGCGTGTTATGCGCCCGGTTGAGACGCTTCCAATGGTGGCGGCCCTCTACGTTGAACCGCAGGGCTGCTACGTGGGCGTGCCAGGCGTTGACCCGTGGGACGAAGCCCGCGATGCGCGCACCTACGCAGGCCCGCACCCGGTGGTGGCGCACCCGCCCTGCCAGCGCTGGGGCCGGTTCTGGCATGGCAGCACGCGCAAGCCGCACCAGTACAAGCTGGGCGCCGATGGCGGGTGCTTTAAGGCTGCGTTTGATGCCGTGCTGCGCTGGGGTGGCGTGCTTGAGCACCCAGCTCACAGCAAAGCGTGGGATGCGTTTGGGCTGCGCAAGCCTGACGCCGGTGCTGGGTGGCAGCTTGACGGCTACATGAACGGAGACGACGAGTCTGCGGCGTGCTGGGTTTGCTACGTGGAACAAGGGCACTACGGGCACATGAGCCGAAAGGCAACGTGGCTGATTGCCTGCGGCATGAAGCGCGCCGACCTCCCCGAATTGAACTGGACGAAGGGCGAGCAGCGGCTGCCCGAATGGATGATCGAGCGCTACGGCTACGAGAAGGCTAGGCGCATTGGCGTGGTGGCGATGGTGGGCGGCAAGAACAAGACCGCGATCAGAAACGCCACGCCCGAGCCTTTCCGCGATCTGCTGCTTTCGATAGCGCGGCAGGCGCATAACGCCAGCTTAAGCGGCGGCCGTAGGCCGTCCGCTTGAAGCGACAGTTAGGCGCGTGTAGGAGCTTGAGATGACAGAGCTAGAACGCCGAAAGCTGCGCATGTTGCGCGAACAATACCCCGGATTCTTGACGGCAGACGAAGCGCTTAGGCTGGCGCTTGAGGCCGAACAGATTAAACGCGACTGCGGGCCGGGTGACCCTGCATGGCAGCGGTTTGCGTATGAGCAGCAGGCAATGGAAACAATGGCTCTGCTGCTAGAAAAGGAAGCGGCAGCGAAGGCGGCCCGCGCCTAACGTCTTGGTAACCGGCGCCACGCGCTGAAGTTGCCGAAGCAAACCATGCCGGATGGCGTCCGGTTGACCTAATGTTAGGCCGCTGTGGCCGAAGCGAGATGACATGAGCATGTTCGGAAGCATTCGAGGGAGCGCCTACCTTGTTTGGTGCCCAGACCGAGGCGCCACCAGGGAAGATGCGCGCCGCATCGTTGCCTACAACCCAGAGAGCGCTGCGACAGCCTGGGCCGAGTGGGACGACGCCAGCAGCGCGGACTACACCATTGTTGGCGGCACCGACACTGAGTGTGTGGTCGCAGAGGATCGGGAAGGCTCTGCCGAGTGGCGATTCACAGTGAGCGGCGAATCCGCGCCGGTCTATCGGGCGCGGAAAGCGGCCTAACGTTTGAGGTAAGCGGGCGCCCCGCCTGGGCGCGAACGAAGCGGCACGCTGCTGGCAGGCGCTCCGCTTGACCGAAGGGTTCGGCCTGGTGCCGGAGCGAGAAGGACAGTGATGAGCAAGAAGCACGATAGCGAACTGCCGCCGCCAGTGACGCGGAAAAGCAGCAAGGCCGACTTGTGGTCCGAGATTGAGGCCATGCAAGACGAGATTGACTCGCAACAGAGCGCGCTGAACGCTGCCCGCGATGCCGCGATGGCCAAGGATGCCGAGCTGGCAGCGATGCGCGCAAAGCTGGCAAGCGCGTACCTTCGGCTGAACGTGATTCAGGCGGCGCTGAGCCAGCCGGAAGCGGCCTAACGCCTGGTCTTTAGACGGAAGGACGTCAATGGACTTTGACCGAATGAACCCGCTTCAGCGCCGCCTGCACAACGCAGCGTGCGTGCTTGGCGCTGACGGCGACAAGTACTGCTTTGAGCAGTTGCAGCGAGACGCCATTGCCGAGATGGAGCGGTTGCGCCTTGACTTGGAGGAAGCGGGAGCGCTGGCCGGGCACTACATGGCGCAGCGCGACGAAGAGCGGGCTCGCATGGCGCGGGCTGTGCAGGCGATTGGACTCGCACAGCAGTGCATCCACGCGGCCGCCAATGACCACTGGCCGTCTTTTGATGCGCTGTCTGACGACTTTGACGATGCGGTGGCCGAGGTGATGAACAGCGCTGGTGCTGTCACAGTGACGCCGACTGCGATGCGCCAGGCCGTGGCGCAGTGCGAGGTTGAACTCGGCGGCGACTGGTGCGAAACGTGCCCGACCGTGGACGCCTGCCGCATCCGTGGCGCATGCTCGCCTTTCCTTGGCAAATGAATGTGAGGCAGCGAATGAATGTGTTTGAAGCAATGGACGCCCGCGACAACGCGCACCGCGCAACACTGGAGCGCATAGGGCAAGAAATCGGCTACGGCCGCGCACAGCAGATCCTTGGCGAGGCGTGGGACGCGATGCTTGATCGCGAATACCCGTCGCCTGCTGGCACGCCCCGTTCGGGTCGCGGGCGCATGGGTGTGGGCGCGAATGTGCCGGTGGGCGAGGTCGTTATTGGCCCGAGCCCGATTGACGGCAGAGAGGGGTTCACGATGGTGCGCTGGGCCAAGGAGCGCGGCTGCCCGCCCGTTGGCACGAGGCTGTACGCCGAGAAGCTGCACCCCGCGAACCCGTGAGGCCGAACGATCGATGTAAGCGGGCGACGCCCGGAAAGGATTGACCATGCAATACGGACCTGCCGGCGGCGCTCCGCTTGACAGAGGGGTTAGGGCGCTGTCTCCGGAGCGCGTTGCCTTCGTGGCGTGGCTGCGCGCATACGCTGGCGGCGGAGACGAATGGCAGAACAACGTGCTGATGGGTGAACACGATGTGGCGCTCTCGGCCTGGAGACACCAGCAGCTTGAGATTGAAAAGCTGCGCGTGGCGCTGCTGCATGCCTTGCCGTGGATCGAGGAAACGCTGGGCGACCCCGACCTGTACCCGAGCAACGAGGATGCTGCGCGCAGGCTGCAATTCTTGCGCGACCACATCAAGCGGGCGCTGCCGCATGGTGGTGTGCTGCAACCGGCGACGGAACCTTACCCTCGTGGTGAGTTCTGGATTTCGAGCGCGAAATGATCCGACGAGTGCTTGCGCTGATCGGCGCCGCTGTCGTGGCGCTGTGGCTTGCTGGCGCGCTGGGCCTGGGCGACTTTCGCCTGTGCTTTGCGGCCGTGGGCGAGTGCGAGCGCCCTAACGTTCGAGCTAAGCCGGCCCGCCGTGCGGGCTCGGCTTGAGCGAGGGGTTAGGGCGCTGGTTGATTAACTTGGAGAAATACGCATGTGCAAATGTACGC